TTTCCTGATCTTTATCAAATTCTTTAAATTGATCATTAAAATATTGATACAATTCAGTAGCATCTATTCCATAAAATTCTTTAAATTTTGAATGTGCCTCATCATATATAGATTCATCATCTAATAAATCAAATTTTTCTCTAATTCTCTCAATTTCGTCTTCTACATCTTCAACAGATTGAAATTTTAATGCTTTTTCATTACCACCATGAGATTGAACAAAATCTTCAAATGTTTCTTCATTTTCTTTTAAATTACTTTTATCCAATTGATTAGGTAAAGGTAACATAAATACATTTTTCTTAGGATTAAATTTAGTATCAACATCTAATAAGTAATATTCACCTGTTTTAGCTAATTTACCTTTTTCATTTAATGTTTTAACTAATTTTTTAAATTCTGGAGATATTAATTTTAAATCTTCTGATGTAATACCTGTACCCGATTTAGATTGCAATGCTGATCCTGTAAATCTTCCTCTTTGTGCTCCAGCTATAGCTTCTAACAAATGTTGAGAAATTTGTAATTTAATATTTTCACCTGATCTAATTATCTTGATGTGTGGTTTTTCGAAATTCATTCTTCTATTACCCTCAGCATTAATTTTTTCAAATGCTTCTTTTGATAATAAAGTATTTGTTGGGATAAAACGTTTCCCACCTGCTACACCTGAACCTGCGCCTGAACCAACATTCATACCCATTTGATATGATACTTCATTCATTTCATTTTTTTTTCCTAGTACTACATTATTATAAAGAAAATCTAAATCTTCTTTTTTAATTTTTCCTAAATCTTCTGCTTTAAATAAATTATCTTTTTTTACGATTGCATCTATTTTAGATGAATCATCTTCTTCTTTTAACAATCCATCCCCAAAAAATTCATCATCAGCATCGTTTTCTGCTTTAGGACCTTCTAAAGCTAAAAAATCTTCATCACGTGTTAAGTTAGCTACCAATTCATCTGATAAACCATCTAATCCTCTTTCTGTATAATCAGATATTGCTTTTTCAGCGTCATCTGGATCTTCGCAATATTTTCCAAAAATATCAAAAAGTGTATCTTTAACTTTTCCTTCATTAGTTTCTTCAGCTAATAATTCAGCTAATGATAAACCTTCTTTTAATTTAATTTTTTTCTCAGTTCCTGGATTTTTCATTTTCTTAACACCTTTTGAATTTTGAGGTGTTACATCCATTTCTTTAATTTTTTTAGGGTCAGAAGTTTTAGCTTCTTTATCACCTAATGAATCTTGAACATTTGATTTTACTTTTACTTCTTTATCAATGTCACCATATCCTGATGATTTATATTTTCCTTTTGGAGCTTTAGGTTCACCTAATCCTGGTGCTTCTTTAGTATATCCTAACCCTTTAACACCAAATTCTCCATTTTCAGTATAATAGCAAGCATCTTTAGATAAATTCTTAATAACGATTTTCTTAAGTTCATCTGATGTTTTACCATGATTTTTTTCATCGTTTAATTCAGCATAAAATCCTTTTAGAATTTCATTAAAGTTAATATTGTCAGCATTTTTCATATCCTCATCATCAAAATTAGACTCATCAGTCTTTTCAACTTCTTTAGATACTTTCTTTTCTTCAGCTTTTACTTCAGCTTCAAATATTTTTTGCCAATCGTAAACACTATTTCCTTCAGTAACAACATTATTTTCACTAAGTAATGATTTAGACTTCAAAATACCTACAGAGGTATTAAAATCTAAATATTGTGTTAGATATTGAGGAAATAAGCTTCTAGCTTGTTTTAAGAATTGGTCTTTATTGCCTTTTCCTTCTAATATTAAATTGTAGTTATCTTGTATTGTTGCCATTTTTATTTTTTATCTCTGAATAATGTTATTAAATCGTCTAAGTAATCTACTGCTAAATCTGTACCATACTGAACTTTAAAATCAGGAGAATTTTTATAATACTCCATAGTTTCAGTTTTTGCTTTTTTAAGTAAAGGTAATAATATGTTTAATTTATCTTCGATTTTATCGAAATCAGTTATTCTAGTTGTTATGAAATTCTTAACTGCTGGTTCTTGTAAATTTAATGAATCAACATATTGTTTTGAATCTTCCTCATTTATTTTATCTGCTAATTTCCAACCTGGTTTTAGATTAGCTGTACCTTTTGCTTTTTTATTTGGATTAAATGCTTTTGGTGTAGCATAATTTTCTCCCTCACCTGGTGAGAAAGTAGCTGCTCCTGCTCCGCCTCCTGTTGAACTCATTTCTCTTAAATGAGCATGGATAAGTTCTTTTAATTCTTCTTCTTGTATAGATTGAAGGCGCTTATAATGTTTTGGATAATTAGTACGCAAATGTGTTCTAAATTGATTCCAAATATATGTCAATCCTTTAAATATCTCTACAAATTTAGGATCACTTTTAATTTCATCTTGAATAACGAAATCTTTATAATTAGCATGAAGATTCTTGAACATTTTATATACTAAAGCATAATTAGCTTTGTATTTAACATCCCAAGACACTTGCCCTGTTTCAGAATCTTTTTTACCTTGATCTGTTCCAATGCCTGAAATATCATCGTTAGTTTCTTCCATTAACAGATTTTAATTCTTCTAGTAAATCACAATATTGAAGTAAATTTACTATATTATTATTATTGATTTTATCGTTTTTACCTAATTCATTTAAAAGAGTTTTAACAGTCTCATCTAATTTAATTTTAGTAACTTCGTTTTTTGTTGTTTTATTTAAAACAATTAATTCCTTTTTAATATTGTTTACTGTAACGTTATAAAATTCTTTTAATTTTACTGGGTTATCTACGCTGTTAATAAACTCTTTAAGAACGGATTTTTTAGAATCACTGAAATCTGCGTACTTATCGTTAAATTTGTCTAATAATATTTTATACGTTAGAATACGGGTATCTTTATCATAAGTACTGAATTCCTCCATCATTGAATTTTTATTTTCTTTCTTAATGATAGATGAAGTTAAATGCTCTAGAACTACTAATTTATTCTCTATTAATTGTTCTGTATTGTTTGATTTATTCCCAGCGTATGTTTCCATCAATGTATAAACGGATGCTTGGATTTTGTATTGAGGTAATTTTGTTTTAAAGAAATCTTCTAAATTGTAATGTTCTTTAATCTCTTTGATTAAGTTATATTTTTGTCTTTTTAGAATAGATTTATTTAATTGTTTAGAATTTTCTAAAACTGTAGATATTACTATATCTGCTTTACCTTCTGTAAGGTTAGTACGTTTTAATAAACTTTCGTATAATTTATATTCGCGACCTAATTCAGTCTTGTTAAAATATTTTTTTAGAATATTAGTTGCTTTTGAATCGTTGCCAGATAATGTATCAGCTGTTATTTGTCTTACTAAAAGTTCAAATATTATTGCTGTATTTTTATATTTAGAATGACGAATGTTCATATTTTAATTAGAGTTAAACCTGATCTAGTTTTGTTTGTTTTAGATTTTAATATGTTAGATATATTACCTGATGACTTTTTAAGTATTTTTCCTGCTTCTGTTAAACTATTAAATATCATATTTAATTCAGGGCAATAAATTCTAATTTTTTTAAGATTAGCAGCATTTTTTATTTTTTCTAATAATATATCTATTCTATATTCAGTATGATGGGTAATATGCTTCCATGAATGTGATCTTTTATATTTAGTTTTAGAACGTATATATTTTCCTTCATCATCACTTCCTATACCTATATAAAAAGGTTCGTTTTTATCGAGTCTAATATGTCTGTATAGATAAGCCATTTTATTATAAATATATAAAGTAATTTTAATCGCACGCTTTAGTTTCATCCTCTCGTAATTGACTTTCATCTAATAACGATTCTTTCGCTTTATCCGCTTGAAATACTAATTTTTTATCTAATAATTCATTAACAAATGTTTTGTTTTTAAGATATGTAGTTTCTGTTAATGTTTTACTACCATATCCTGGCTGGTCATCCACTTTATTATCCTTACGACCTAATCTATCTCTACCTAATGCATTATCCTGTGTATTGATATTTGATACTTTTTCTTTAGGGCGACCTAAAGGAACCGTTTCATCATATCCTGTTGGGATATTACTTGGATCAGTTGTTGTTCTACCTTTACCATATAATGAGGCTAAATCATGTGGTGTTCCGTATGATTTACCTGTCTCTAATGGATCATTTCCTTCTTCAACTATTTGAGTTAATCTGAATTTACGTTTAGCATCTTGCAAAATTAAATCTCTATACTCATCAAATTGGTCTTCACTAAAATGAAATATGTTATGGTAAATCCAATCTGTTGGTAATAATTGACCTTCCATAATATTTTTAGCAAGTTCAACTTTTTCCTTCATTAATGCAATACGTTCTTGATCATATATAATAGATGGAGTAGTTAATGAAAGTTCAAAATTTGTTAAATCTTCACCTCTAAATCCTTGAGCATATAAATGTACTAATGCTATTTTATAATATTCAGATAATACAATACGTTGGATTCTATCAATTGTACGAGCAAAACGAATATCTTCTGCTGCTAATGTTGCTTTACCTGATAAGTCTTTTTCATACCCCATAAATGCTTTAGGTACTTTAAGAGCTGCAAATAATTTATCTCTTAAATATACAACATCTTCCATCCCTGTGTATTCTAAACCTTTTGCAGTTTCAATTCTTGTTGAAACATCATTACCTCTAACAGGAATATAAAAATCCTCCAACATGTTTTGTGAATTATATTTTAAATTATATTCACCTGTTTCTTGATTTATATACGGAGTTTTTTTCATTGTAGCAATCGTTTTTTTCATAAACGCTTCTACTTCATTTGGTGGTATAGCTCCTACATTTATATAAAATACACGTTTTTCCGGAGCGCGAGATATTCTATGAATTAACATAGCATCTTCCATTAACGTATATTGTTTAAATAATTTACGAGCTGGCTCTATATATGAACGTCCATAAGGTAAATAATTAACATCCGTTAATAATCTAAAATGTGATATTTCATAGTTATCAAAATAAATTCCTGATGCCCCTTCATTTGGATGATGTGTAGGGACTGAGAATTGACCTGTACCTCCACCTGCAAATCCATCTGGATTGTATTTAAATCTTACTGCTGATGGATGATCTTTATCATATCCTTCTTGTCTTTCAATATGGTATGCTGTATAAGGAATAACATTATATACTCCAAATTTTTCCGCAACTTCTAATTTTAAGAAGAAATCACCATATTTACACATTTGTCTAACCCAAGACCACATGTTAAATTCAATATTTAAAACATCATAGTATAAATTATATAATATCTTTTGAATATCTTCATCTGAACTACGGATTTGTAATACTTCACCCATTTCATTTTTTAATGAACTTTCATCTGATACAATGTCTAATGCAGATGCAATAATAGCATCTGTATCCATTACATCATAGTCTGAGTATAATTGAGTCCTTAAATATTGATAGTTCACATTTAATTGTGAACCATAAAGAGATGTTGAATTATTAGAATATATTCTATTATATCTATCAACTAAAGAATTAGTTTCATATTTACCACTACTTTGAATAGAGTCAACATCCATTACTTTTAATGAATTTCCTCCTTCATTTCTAATAATTACGTCTGTTGAAAATAACCTTTTTAATCTTGGAAATAAGCTTGTATCTGCCATTTTTTTATTTATTAATCAAACATCCAACTAATATCTTCAGTTCCGCCTTTTCCATTATTTATATTAGTATATGGATTATCGTTTCCTGATGAAAAATATGCTCCTTGAGCGTTAGATGATGGTTTTTGTATATTATTTAATAATGTTCTTGTATATTCTAATCCTTGTTGACTATTTTTTAATGCTATATCTCTAATATACATTGCTGTACAATATGGGATAACTAAATCATCATTATATCCTGATTGTGCTTCTGCTTTACCGTTCTTCCATATGAAAACTTTCATTTCCTCTATTAAACGTTTTGATCTAATTATAACACTATGGTCACCTAAATATTCTCTTCCTTTATTTATTACTAAGGGACGTGATTTTAATGACATAGTAAATCCAGGAACCATTTTGTTTCTATCTTCATATTGATTATTATACGAATCAGAATTTGCGTTATCACTCTTAGATGAATAATAGAGATTTCTATATTCTCTTTCTTGTATTGCGTCTAATGTAGACCAACCTATATTAGCATTT